CAAAGACAAGACTTATTCCTTTTGAATTTTCTACAACACAAACGTATATGATGGAGTTTGGAAATCAATACATTCGTTTTTATAAAGACAATGGCGCAATCTTAGAAGGTGATGTAACCATCTCTGGTGCAACTCAAGCCAATCCAGTTGTCATCACTGCAACAGGTCATAGTTATAGTAATGGTGATGAAATAGAAATCTCAGGTGTCGTTGGAATGACTGAGCTTAATAATAAAAGATATTTAGTTGCAAACAAAACAACAAATACATTTGAGATTACAAACATAGACGGAACAAATATCAATGGTACAGGTTTTACTGCTTATGCTTCTGGTGGTGTAGCAAATAGAGTTTTTGAAATATCTACTCCATATTTAGAAGCAGAATTATTTGAACTTAAGTTTGCACAGTCTGCAGATGTTATGTATATTACGCACCCCAATCACGAAGTAGAAAAACTTTCAAGAACAGGTCATACATCATGGACTTTAGCTGATGTTGATTTTACAGATGGACCATATTTAGATGATAATATTACAGCAACAACTTTAAATCCTGGATCACACACAGTCGGTACAGGTGTTGCAGTCGTAGCTAGTGCAACGACAGGAATTAATGGTGGTAGCGGTTTTTTAGCAACTGACGTTGGAAGATTAATTCGTTTTAGAGATGGTTATATGAAAGTAACCGCAAGAGCTGATACAACAAATATTACAGTAGAGATTATAGAAGATTTAGGTTCAGCAACTGCCTCTACGGATTTTGCATTAGGATCATTTTCAGATACTACAGGTCATCCAACTTGCGTAACCTTTTTTGAACAACGACTTGTATTTGCTGGAACAACCGATCAACCCCAAACAGTTTTCTTTTCAAAGTCTGGTGATTATGAAAACATGAATGAAAACAGAGGTGGTACGATTGCAGATGATGATGCGATTATTTATACGATTGCATCTAACCAAGTGAATGCCATAAGATTTATGACTGCAACCAGAACACTGATTATTGGTACAGCGGGTGGTGAGTTTACTGTATCAGGTGGTGGAACAGATGTTGCGATTACACCAACAAACATCTTAATTAAAAAACAATCTAACCATGGTGCAGCAAATTTAGATGCAATCTCCGCAGGTAACGCAACTTTATTTGTACAAAGAGCTAAAAGAAAAATTAGAGAACTTGCATATAACTTTGATGTAGATGGTTATCTTGCACCTGACATGACCATCCTTGCAGAACACATTACTGAAGGTGGAGTCACACAAATGGCATATCAACAAGAACCAAATTCTATTTTATGGATGGTGAGAAATGATGGTCAGTTAATAGGGTTTACTTATCAACGAGATCAACAAGTCACTGCATGGCATAGACATATTTTCGGTGGTGTGTTTGGTTCAGGTAATGCCGTATGCGAAAGTGTTTCTGTTATACCCACTGACGATAACGAATATCAAGTGTATGTGATTATTAAAAGAACGATTAACAGTGTAACAAGACGATATGTTGAATACTTAAATAATTTTGATTTTGATGAAACAGATGACACAACATTTAATTTTTTAGATTCACAACTTAACTATGATGGAAGTGCAACCACAACTATTTCAGGACTAGATCATTTAGAAGGTCAATCAGTATCTATTCTTGCAGATGGTGCAACACATCCTGACAAGACTGTAAGTTCTGGATCTATTACTTTAGATCGTTCATCTACAAAAGTTAAGGTAGGTTTAAGTTATACTTCGTTATTACAAACGATGAGATTAGATGCAGGTTCACAAGATGGAACTTCGCAAGGAAGAACAAAAAGAATATTTGATGTAACCATTAGAATGTATGAATCTATTGGTGTAGAGGTAGGACCAGATTTAAGTAATATGGAGCGTATTCCTTTCAGATCATCAGCAGATGATATGGACTCAGGATTAGGCGTATTTACTGGAGATAAGGAAGTAGAATTTAGGGGTAACTATGAAACGGATGGTTTTGTGTTTGTAAGACAAACTCAACCTTTACCTTTAACGATTTTATCGTTATATCCTAAACTACAGACCAATGACTAAACAGATACTATATATTGTGCCTTACACTAAATCGCATGGCACATATATACTATCACAACAAATGAACCACATCCTCATGGATAAGGATGCTGAGTTTGATGGAGAGACAATGGAACTAGAACAACAAGGTCTAGCATTTACAGGATTGGTGAATGATGAACCTATCTTTGCTGCAGGAATGAAACCGCTTTGGAAAGGTGTAGCAGAAGGTTGGGTGTTAGCTACCGCTAATGTTTGGAAACATCCTCTCCTTGTTGCACGTGCAATCAAAAAAGATTTTGCACGAGTTGCCAAAGAACATGGTTTATGGAGAGTGCAAACTGCAGTAAGATCTAACTTTGCAGAAGGATTAAGATTTGCAAAGTGGTTAGGTTTGAAAGATGAAGGAGTAATGAAACAATATGGATTTGATAAAACAGATCACAACAGATACGCAAGGATATTTTAAATGAGTTTTGTATTTGATATTGCAGGTGCTAGACAAGCAAAAGCGATTGGTAAATACAATCAACAAGTACAAGAACGAAACGCACAAGTCAAAGAACAACAAGCTGATAGAATAGAAGAGCAATTAGAATTTGATATTGCAAGATTTGAGCAAAGTTTTGAGCAATTACAAGGTAAAACAAAAACAGCAGTTTTAAAATCTGGAGCAGATTTATCTGGTTCAGGTTTAAGAATATTAAGATACAATGCTGAACAGTCAGAAATACAAAAACAAGTTATGGCTTACAATTCTAAAGTAGAACAAAGTCAAAAACTTGAAGAAGCTAACTTTGCTCGTATGCAAGGACAACTTGCTAGACAAGAGGCTAAACAAGCTGAACTAGCAGGATATGCAAGAGCAGGAGAAAGTCTAATGAGGATATACGGATAATGCCAAAAATACCTACATTCACAGCACAAACAAGACCTACGACAGAAACAGGTTCAGTAACAACCAATATACAAGTATCTCCATTTAGAACAGTGGCAGGTGCATTAAGACCATTAGGAAAAGCAGCTGAAGATTATTATGTTAAACAAAGGGATAATAATGAAAAACTAGAAAGTAATAAAAAATTTTATGAAATGAAATCTGAATCTCAAAAAATTATTGATAAATACAAAAATAATTCAGATGAATTTGTTTCAGTGGATGCTTACAAAAAAGATTTTGGAGAATATAAAAAACAACAATTATCTCAAATAAAAAATAAAAGAGTTAAAAGAAGATTAAATCTCCTTCTTGATGCTCAACAAGCAGAAGATATTTATAATATTAAAAAAAATTCTTTTAGTGCTTTTGAAAGAGAAAGTGAAGAAGTATATTCTACAGGTCAAACAACTCTTGCGAATGAATATTCTATAGCAGAAAGTCCAGAAATAAAAAATCAAAAGAAACAACAAAGAATTGAATTAGCTCAACAGTATGAAAACACACATAATCTTGGAAAGGTTTGGCTATCACAAACAATAAAAAAAATTGAGACAGATTCTTTAATGGTTGATGTAGATAAACTTATTGCAAGAGAGCAATATGGTGCAGCATTAAAACTCATTAAACAATCTGATAAATCTAAAATTGATTCAGAAGAGTTACAAAAAAAGATTATAAAACTACAAAATGGTGTTGCAGAAACTTCTGAAACTACTTTTCATGTTGGTAACTTACTTAAGGGTGCTAATAGTACGATTGATACAACATTCAAAAAAACATCTAAGAAAAAAGTTTTTAAGGCTTTTGAAAATGTTTTATTTAAACAAGCAGAAAATAATAAACTTTCACCAGAAGCAACTTTTGCTCTTGTAGATCAAGGTTTTTCTAGAAATGGAATTGTATCACCTACTTATAAAAATTTAATTGAATCAGGTTTTAATACAGGATCAACGACAACTTTTAACTCTCCTGCTGATATACCTTCAGTATTGAAACAAGCGGTCAAAGCAGCTGAAATTGCTGACAGAACTGGAAGATTAAATGTTTACACCACTGATGAACAAGAAAGATTTTATAAAAATATTATTATTAATAAAAAAATATTAGGCATGAATGATTTTCAAGCAATTAAAGCTGCAAAAGATTTTGAAATTAATTATGAATCTAATTTAATTAAAGGTGCAAGTAAACAAAGAAGAAGAACATTAGAAGCGATTGAAGATAAATTTAGTGAAATTAAAGCGACTAATATTGGTGATGTAAAATCTTATGCAGGAAAACTTTATAATATTTATATTATTAATGGTATTGATGATAACAAAGCTAAAGATCAAGTCGTAGAAGATATTAAAAAAAATATTATAGTTGTAGATGATTACGCATATCTTAAAAGAGATATAGAAGCCTTTAAATCTATTGGTAGTGTTGAGTCTGTGCCAACATTAAAAAAATATATTATAGAACAAAAATTATCAGAAGATGAAGATGCAGATGATTATTATTTAAGACACAATGGTGGAGGTCAATTTGAAATAAGAAGAAAGTTAGATACAGCTCCTGTTTTTGATAAAGATAATAATCCAATGATTTTTTATCCTAAAGATTTAACTAAGTTTCAAACTGAACAATTTGAATCATACAAAAGAAAAGAACAAGAAAAAGCAATAGAAAAACAAAAACGTATTCAAAAAATTAGAAAAGAAGAAGCTGAAACTGGCGTAGGATTCTAAATGTCTCAAAGAACTAATTTAGATTTAATTTTAAGTACAGATTATCTTAGCACTCAAGATCAAAAATTATTACAAGAAAAAGAAGAAAAAGAAAAAATATCTATAGGTGAAGGAATTAACCTTGCTATACAACAAGAACAAATACTTCCATCATTATTAAAATCAGGATCATCTTTAGAATTAAACCCTGACTATGATTTTGAATTTGATGAAGAAAGTTTTAAAGCAGTCACAAAAGATATTGATCCTCAATACTATTCGTCATTTAGAAATGCGAGTTCGTTAGCACAGGCTTATCAAATTAGAGCTAGAATACTTCAAGCACAAGAGGCAAATAAAAAATTAAAAACATTAGGTGGTACAGGAACTTTTTTAAGAGTAGGTGCGGCACTTCTTGATCCACTTGCTTTAGTGGCAGATGCTGTAACCTTCGGTGTTGCTAGACCTTTTATTTATGCAAATCGTGCATCAAGATTTTCTAAGTATATTCGTGGAGGTGCTGTCGGTGCAGGACAAGGTGGTTTGATTACAGCTCCAGTAGTAGCTTCAGATCCCACTAGAGATATTGAGGAAATTGGTTATGCCATGCTTATGGCAGGTACAGTCACAGGTGGACTAACAAGATTTTTAGGTCCACGTCATCCTGATCTAAAAAAATTTGATTCAAAATCTCAACAGTTAGGAAAAGCATTTGAAAGATCTACACTAGAAGAACAGGGTTTTAAAATTACAGAAAAAGGTGAAAAATATTTTGGATCAAAAAGAAGTCCAGTGATTAATGAAAACATAGATGAAGTAGATGATTTATTAAAAGAACAAAAGAAAATTAAACCAACAAAAACAAATAAATATACTACACAAGAAAATGAAATGATTAATGATATAAAAGAAAAAATATCAGCTGATAATCTTCTTAATAATTTTTTTGATAGAGTAGATAAAACACCTAATGTTGCTTATCAAAAATTTAGAATTGACAAATCTTCTATATTAAGAAGATCTGATAATCCATATATGAGATCAGCATCTGAAAAACTTTTAGAGGACTCGGTTGGAAATGTTGATTATTCAAGATCAATCTTAACTGCAGATATTCATAAACAGAATTATGCAGGAACAAGAATGATTCAATTCTATAAAAAATATGAACCTGCTTTTGAAAAATATATGAACGAAGTTAAGGGGAAAAAATATGGAATTAAATATAACTTAAATGATCGTATTGAATTTTCTAATTTAGTATCTCGTGCAATCAGAGGTGAGGTTATTGGTATTACAACTGTTAATCAAGCAGCAGATGCAACAAGAGTTATGTTTAAAAAAATGCTTGATGATTTAAAAGAATCAGGAGTTCAAGGTGCTGCAGACATTTTAGATAATCCAAATTATTTTCCTAGGCAATGGTCCATATCCAGAATTCAAGATGTTCAAGAAAAAATTGGTGAAAAAAATGTCATTAATTTTTTAAAAAATTCTTTAGTGAAAGGATCTGATAATTTATCAGATGTAGATGGTTTAAAAATCGCACAAAAAATATATAGAATTATTACTTCATCAAAATTCGGAGATGGTTTGTCAGTTGATAGAATATTAAAAACAACCGATGAAACAGAATTAAGAAATCTTATTAGAGATTACACAGAATTAAGTGAAAGAGAGATTTCAGATTTAGCAAAAGTGCTACTCAAACCACAACCTCCTCAAGTTCCTGCAAGACTTAGAAGAAGAGCATCCTTTGATGAAACTCACGAAGAAATTATTAACAATATTAGTGTAAAACTTAGTGATATGTTAGACAATAACACAGAAGGATTGGTCGGCTCTTATATCAATCAAATGTCTGGTCATGTTGCTTTTGCAAGAGTTGGGATAAAATCAAAAGATGATTATGCAAAAATATTAGATGAAATTAAATCGGGTTATGATCTTCCAGAGGTGTTCAAAAAATATAAAACAAAAATTGGTAGAATGAGAAAAAAATTTGAGTTAGATACGTTAGAAACAATTTATAAAAATGTCATTGGTATTCCAACAGAAAGAGATGTTCAAGGTGCATTCGCTACAGTATTAAGAAATATAAGAAAATATAATTATGCGAATGTTTTTAACCAAGTTGGTTTTGCACAGATTCCAGAATTAGGAAATATTATTGGCACAGCAGGAGTAAGAGGTTTTGTTAAATATATTCCAGAGTTTAAAAATATTATTACTAGAGCAAAGGATGGAAAATTAACAAATGAATTTTTAGATGAAATAGAAACTTTGGTTAGTGGCACAGGTTCTAATAGGTTAATAGATTCTGTTATAAATAGAACAGATGATTTTGCTGGAATGACAACTAAAGTAGGGAAAGTAGAAAAAACTTTAGATGTTGCTACAAGAATTACCTCAGACTTTTCTGGTTTTCATGCAGTAGATACTTTTTCAAGAAGATTAGCGGCAATCACTTCTTTTGATAAACTTGCAAGACACGCAACTGGTCAATTAAAATTAAAACCATCTGATATAATAAGATATAAAAATATTGGATTTAGTGAAGATGAATTACAATCTGTTTTTAAAAATATTAGACAAAATTCAAGTTTTATTGAAGGTGGTTTAACAGGCAGAAAAATTAGAAGATTGAATGTAGATCAATGGAAAGATCAAGATCTTGTAAATAAAATGTCTTTGTACATGAATAGACATTTAAGAAGAGTCATACAAGAAAATAACTATGGTGAAATGGTAGCTATGGGAGCTGATGGTTCTATTGGAAAAACATTGTTACAATTTAGAAATTTTATTACTACAGCGTATTCTAAACAACTACTTCATGGTTTACACATGTGGGATTTTACTTTCTTTAGTTCATTTACTTCTTCTATGATGATTGCTTCTTTAGTTTATATTGCTCAAAATTATGTTCAAGCACAAGGTATGACAAAAACAAAAAGAGAAGAGTTTTTAGAAAAAAGACTATCTCCAGAAGCAATAGGAAGAGCGACATTTCAAAGATCAACATATTCTACTTTAATACCTACTGTATTTGATGTAGGTACGTATTTTGCAGGTCAAGATCCTTGGTTTAATTATAGATCTTCTGGACTTGATATTAATTTATGGACTGGTAATCCTACCTATTCATTAATTGAAAAACTTGGTGGTGCAATAAGAGGAACTGGTAAGTCTATATTTGATGATGAATATGATTTTAGTAAACGAGATGCTTATAAATGGAAAGCTGTTTTACCCTATCAAAATATGGTAGGAATAACTAATATATTGCAATTTATGATAGATGAATCTGACTTGCCAAGAACACCTAATTAATATAAAGGAAAAATATGACCATATCATCTACTACAGTTAAGAATTCATATTCAGGCGATGGATCTACAGATACATTTAACTATACATTTAAGATTTTTGCTAACAGCGATTTACAAGTTATCATTAGGGATGCGAGTGCAACCGAGACTGTAAAAACAATCACGACCCACTACACTGTTACTGGTGCTGGAAATGCTAATGGAGGCACTGTGGTATTTACCTCTGGTAATATTCCTGCATCTACAGAAACTGTGGTGTTGAGAAGAGCTGTT